ACAGATACCACGTTACACGCACCTATTTTATACGACGCCTTTAGAACTGTCTCCGAAAATAAAGAAGACGAAATTGTAGAAGGACAGGTAAAACAATTGTCAAATAACGATGAGGATGACGATGAAGAAACAGCGCCAATGGAGTGATCTTTTTACTCCAACAGAAAAACAACTCGAGGCCCTTCAATCAATCAGGGATCATCGATTTGTTTTATACGGTGGCGCTCGTGGTGGTGGAAAGTCAATGCTTCTTCGTTGGTGGCTGCTGCAAATATTACTTGAGTATCACAGCATGGGAATTGACAATGTGCGCGTGATGCTGGCTTGTGAAAGTTATCCAGTTCTTACTGACCGCCAGGTATCCAAAATAAACATTGAGTTTCCAAAAGAATTCGGGGAAGTCAAGACCACAAAAACAGATGGTTTTGGTTTCTTTTTGAGAGAAGAATACGGCGGCGGTGCAATCCTTTTGCGCAACCTTGACGAACCAGATAAATACATGGGCGCAGAGTTTGCCGCTATCGGTATCGATCAGATTGAGAAGACCTCAAAAGAAACCTTCAATATTCTAATTGGATCGCTTCGTTGGCCCGGGATCAAACGACCTCGTTTTGTAGCAACCGCCAACCCGGGTGGTCAATTATGGGTAAAGCAATTATGGATTGACCGTCAGTTCCCAGATGAAATGAAACCGTTTGAACAAGAATTTTCTTTTGTTCAGGCTTTGCCAAAAGACAATTCCTATTTGGACGAGTCGTATTGGACAACGTTACATATGCTTCCAGAAATGTTACAAAAAGCCTGGATTGATGGAGACTGGAACATATTTTCTGGTCAAGCATTTCCTCAATGGGGAGATCGGCATATTATTGATCCGTTTGAAATACCTGTGGACTGGCCCAGATGGATCGGAATAGATTGGGGATACGCAGCGCCGTTCGCTGTGTCGTGGGTGGCGAAAGACCCAATTACTACACGCGTATACATGTATCGAGAACTAAGAAAAACGCGAATAACAGACAGAGCCCAGGCGAAAATGATTCAGGACTATACCCTTCCGCAAGAACATATATTGGCAAACTTTGCCGATCCGTCGATGTGGTCAAAAAAGAATATCGCAGACGTTGTTACCAGCACATACGATGAGTATCTTTCTCAGGGTTTGTACTTGCAAAAAGGGGACAATAACCGGCTCTCTGGAAAGAGAAAAATAGATCGACTTCTTGAGAATCTTTCAGATGGAAAACCCGGATTGGTTGTTTTCCGAACGTGTACAAACTGGATTGAGACATTCCCTTATTTGGTTGTAAACGAGCCCGGTCATGGAGATATTGAAGATGTTAACACAAAGGGAGACGACCATCTTTACGATGCTCTCAAATATGCCCTAAGCTCAGTTCGATCAGATATCGATCTTGTCAAAATGAAAGTTCAGCAATCAGTAAATCCTATGTGGAGAATGAAAAATATATGACAGCTAAAAATATTACCGATACGAACATATTGTCAACGATTCAAGACCATCACAAGAAATTGAAAGATAATTATTCAGACAGAAACTTAAAATTTGCAGAGTACGAAAAAATATTTTTGCTTCAGGACGACGATCTTCCCAGTGATGATTTCGTAAAGAAGACTTTGTCACCTGATCCACGCAATGCAATTCTTGGGGCCCAAAGACTTCTCACTGCCGCAAAACCAAAATGGTCTGTTCCAAAGCAAGTAAACACTCCCGACACATTGAAATCTTCTACCCCAATTGAAAAAATTGCCGCGGCTATTTGTTGGTCGTCCGGACGTATCGCACGCAGGCCAATCTGGTACGATCCAACTCTTAGCGCCCTTTTATACTCCGAGGTCGTTATCAAAACGACCGCAACAAAAGACCTAGTTGATGCCGCTACAACTCCTGGTCAAAAAAAACGAGCACAACGAGCTCAAAGAATGACCCCTATCATTATTGAATCTCTTAACCCGAAGAATTGTTTTCCGGAATTTGACTCAATGGGTTTATCTGCGTGGGGATCATCTTATACCGTTGCGTGGGGGGATATTATTTCTATGTTTGGATCAATTGTTACGAATAAATTGGCCCCAGAAAAAAAATCTTACGAAAAAGTTACATTCAACGAATTTTGGGATGATACCTATCATGCGGTTTGGCTAAATGAATTTGTAAACGAACCCCTTTTGTTTGTAGAACACAACATGGAAGTTATTCCCATTGTAGACCAAATCATTGAAGGATCAGAGATGTTTACTGAAGCGGGACAACAGACTCGGCAGCCATTTTTATATACCGTAAACGAATCCGGCTTATGGAAACGGCAGAATCTAGAACTAACCACGCTATATACCATGATTCACGCAATTGGCACAAATCCCATGTTCGTACACACCTCTCCAACGGCTACTACCGAACCTCTAAAACTAGACTTCTCTGTTCCGGGTGGAGTCGTGAATCTTGGCGTCAACGAAAAACTTGATGCACTACAAAAACAAGTGATTGACCCATCTATTATCAAGGGCCTAGACATCGCCGAACAAAAAAGCACAGAATCAACCATTTATAAACAAGCTCTTGGGGAGCCTTTGGGGGCCAATGCTCCGTTCTCGATGGTATCTATGTTGTCGCAAGCAGGACGTCTTCCTCTGATTCCTTATCAACGACTCGTCTCATTTGCGCTGGCAGATATTATGAAGATAAGTCTTGATCTTCTTAAAAGTGACGGGGGTGAATATAAAATCATCTCCGATAAAGGCGTCTTGGATTTCTATTCTAAAGAATTGCCAGATGCGTTTGAATTAGATTGTGATTTGGATATCTCTATGCCTACAGATGAGCGCCAGAATGTTGTTACGGCTTCTCAGGCCACATTTGGAAACAATCCACTTGTTTCTATGGAGTTTGCCAGAGAAACGTGGCTAGGAGTTGAATCTCCCGATGAAATGCAGGAACAGATTTGGGCAGAGCAAGAGGCAACTGCACAATATCAGACGCGTATGCAATCTCAACTTCAACAGCAAATGCAGTCTGCATCTACGGGAGGAACTGGGACGCCAGGGAAACAATTAGGCGGACTTTCTCAGGAAGCCGTGAATCAACTAAACGGAGCACAAAACACCTCGACCCCCCAGGTAGGAACACCTGGTCTTCCAATGGTGAATCCAATTGACGCAAATCAAGGGGTATCGCAGGGGTCTAGCCTGCCGTCGCAAGGACAACCACCTCAGGGCGGAAATACCCCGGGTTCTGTAGGAGGCGCATAATGACCGTTACCCAGAGGAACCAAAGTTCGGCACATCTAATGGCTATGGCAATGATAAAAAAATACGACGCAAAAAAGAAACAAAATAGCCAAAACGATGATATTTCGCAATCCATTGACGCGGTGAAAAAGATGTTCATTCAAGGTATTGTGGATAATCCGGAAATGTACCAGGAGTATATGTCTTCAATTCCAGAACAAATGACACGCCTTATGCAAAAATATGGTATAACTACACAGGGAGAGAACACAAGTTCTATCCAACAAGTTCAAGGAGAGTAAAATGGAATTCAGATATCCAACATGGAGCCCATCACAATCAGTTACCAAAACAGCCTCCGTAAGTCCCCAGTCTTCGCAACCCACAAACACCAAGGGGTCAGCCTCCGGTCAAAGATCGACATATTCCTATTCTGGGAATCCGCTTGCCGGTTCAGGAAACCCAATTTCTGGGAACCCCGTGAATTACAATGGTGGATTATACAGAAGTCCACAATCTGCAACCCCGTATAGCGGATTCAGCCAATATCAGAACTCATTATGGAGTTCAATTTTCAATTCTCCGTTGCTAAAATCGTTATTTTCTCAGCCGATTCAAGGAAATTCTCAAAAACAGACGGAGTTTCAGAACACCATTCCGTCGTACGTCAGTCCAGAAGCGCAATCTTCCGCATACAATCTACAGCAAGGTATTGGAACTCCATACTCAACTATTATGGACAAAATTCTCAATCCAGAAACCAATACGTATTCGTTTCAATCTGGCATCTCAACTCCAGATCAACAATTTGCTCAACTACAAAATTTGATTGACGTTGCTATCAATGGCAAAAAAACTAAAAACTGGGATCAACCAACCCTGGACACGCTGTCAAATTCTGATACAACTACTCCTAGCGCTACAACATCCTCTAATAACGGGGGTACTGGCAACGGAAGTAGTGGATATGGATATTATCCACAGTATATTCCTTATCCACAATACATTATGTTTGGAGATAACGGATGGGGGAACAGCGGAATCGACTGGCAGAAAAATTTGATAAATTGGCGGTTCTAATACCGGAGATATAAATGACAGATTCGTCCACAACAAACAACACAGAAAAAGCAGTGGCTCCCGTAACTAATACGGAGCCACTGCAAAGTCCCACGAATATTAATTGGAAGGGCGCAATGGGACTTGATCTTTCGAACCCAAGCGTTATTCAAAATTTATTTGAGCAGGGAAAACTTCCTAAATTTCAAAAACCCCTGAACTTGGGACAATACACTGCCGTGTCTCAATTTCACGACCAGCAGCAACAAAAAATGTTTCCTCAACAACAGACACCTGCACAGAATACATTTACATCGCAGAATAATATAGGTCAAGGTGATTCCCCGAGCGCGAATACAACCCAAGGGCAACTGTCGTTTTGGCAAAATCCATATCGTATTGTGCGTTATCACAATCTCATTGCGTCTGATCCGAAAGCCGTTCTTCCCAGTTGGCTAAATAAAGATGTCGTCAATACTGCATACAATTGGATGGCTTATAAAAACGACTATAAACCTTGGACAGAATGGAAAGCCCTGAGCGCAGACGATCCGTTGGGACAGACACTAAAAGATGTTCCCGAGCCAACTGATCCACAGGTTATTGTAGACGAATCGAACAAAGACGAAGCAAATATAAATTCTACCGTTGGGCAGTCTCCAGATAGTACCATCGTCAACGCTGGTACCGGCGTTGGCACTTTGAAACAAAATGGAAGTTATTACAATTTGACCGGGTGGGAAAAAACCATTTACGGTCTCATGGGAGTTGGCACCGGCCAGTTAGCGGATCAGCCGTATTCCAATAAGGCTTTTGGCGTGTGGGGCCAGGGGGTCATGCAAGGTCTAGGTGTTGGCTTACTCGCCGGAAATATAAATCCAATTGTCGGATTGGCTGCTGGATTGGTTGTGGGCGGAATTACAGTTGCCAATGGCCTAAACGCCCTTCCAGAAAGTAGAGCCAACCAAATTTACTCTCAGTTGAAGGCGGGAAATTGGAGTTCAATTCCGGGAGCCCCCGGAATGACAGATTCGCAAAAACAAGCTGTTATAAATATGTACGAACAAAGAGCCACGGGCAACCATGTTGTTTATAATAACATAATGAAATGGTTCAATACAATTTTGAATGTTCCGGTTCAGGCAGGAGAACAAGTTATTGGCGCCGCCGCCCAATTAGTAGCCGGTGATAACGATTTCAAAGATGTTTTAGAGCATCCAGTAGCCGCTCTGAGAGCGGGAAGTCTGGCGTTTGAGGCATCTGGAAAGCAATATAACGTTGCTTTGGGCTATGCTGGCAATGGAAAAGTGTGGGATATCACACACGGACAACCCCAGGCTGTTCCTATGGGAAACGAAACTTATGGAGCTGCGGCGCTAGACGAACTGAGAGACAAAATGGTTGCCGATCCATCCAATTATCAGCAATATCAATCTGAATTTATGCAAAAAATGGGCGTTGAGGGGCAAATAAACGACTTTGCGCTCCAAACAGCCCTATCTTTTATGATAGAGAAGACTACACGATCAATTAGCATGGATGCCTTATCTAAATTTGGAGATTATGTATCCAAGAATCCAGAATTAGATGCAAAATTTAATGGAGACGCGATAAAAGCCGCCGTTGGTGCCTCAAAAGGAAGCGGAGTTGTAGACGCGCTTCCATTTCCTGTCAATTCTCTTGTTGAGGGTATAGCTAAGTCGATTGACCCAGAAACAAAACTGAGACAATCATCTGGGTTTATGGGAGCGTACAACTACTATAAAACGTTTTTGTTGGAAGGAACTCTTCCTGGAAGCGACCATTATGTCGCTCCCAAAGATTTCTCGTCTTTTGAGAAATGGGCAATTGGCTTAGACGACATTGGAAAAGTAAAAGACTTAGAGGCGCGTATTGGTACTGGAAAATTTGATCCATCGGCGTGGTTAGAAAACACCCGTAGTTTATCTCCGGTGGCTAAGGCTTTTCAGTTCGAAGGGACGATTATTGATCGACTAAAGTATATGGCAGAGGCAGCAGACGGAGACGTTCAACAATTTCAGAAGATGATTTCGGCAGCATCCAAAGCTGATCCATCACTGACGGGCGAAGCAATAGGAGCGATTCTAAACCCACAAGGAGAGAAACCCCTTGGCCTTGATCCTCGTTGGTTCAATTCCCCCATTGGTTCTACTGTTGCCGAAGGATTCAAAAAAATATCTGATAGCGGAATGATAAGCGAACTATTCAGTATGTTTGATCGAACTCAAGCCAATAGATCGTCTCTAAATAATTCGGCAAAATTATTTGATATGACCCCAGGAGAGTTGATAAAAAATGCCAAAGATAATTATGATTTTGACGGAAGACTTGCGGCTATTCTCGGTGATCCAAATATTCCAGAAGACAGGGCCAAACTAGCTCAGGGGTTTGATGTAAACGACATGAAAATACAAATTGCTCCGTTTGCATCGTCAAAAGACCCGGTACCGTATTCTTCAAGGCAAATGACGACGTATATCGCCGAAAAACTCGGAGACCAATTTGACGATTATTTGATTCAACGATACGGGATAAAAGAGGACAGTCTGCCGGTTCGGTTCTCGGCAATGATGAAAAAAGCTACGTCATTACTGCTTTTGGGATTCAACCCGCGTTATTTGATCTATAACGAGTTCAACAATATTCTTACCCGGGCAGTTGACGGAGCTAGCGGAATGTTCAAAATAAACTCGATAAACGACAAATATGACATCGTATTGGGAAATGCCTCAAGTTTATCTGGGGACGTAATGAACGCAAACGGATTCAAATCAAAAATCAATGAACGGAATAACAATGCTCGTGGTCAAAAAGCAATGGATGTGGTAAATAAAGCAACTGGTGGAATTTCAAAATTATTCAACAAGGTGTCAACCACTGGCCTATCTGGTAGTTTAGAAAACCTAGAATCTGCACAAACAATGGCGTCTAGTTTTATGCAGACCTTTTCTCAATTTTATAAACCAGAACTTACCGATTATTTGAAATCTAATCTTCCAATTGATTTGCAAGATAGATTAGTCTCGGTTGCGAAAAGCGCCGGAAAAGTAGAAGACCTCGACGGACTCATAGATTCCATTGCAACTCAAAAGGTGTTTACTCACGACAATTTGGCAAAAGTTGCCACAGATTTTGCGAATGCACAAAACAATAAGGGTATTACCGAGGATGTTATCAAAGACGTTCTTACCAAAACCGGTATAATTGACGATCTTGTTTCTGAGCTAGACTCCGCAAAAACGGATTCTGATGTAGCAAGAGCATTTGAGCAGATAAAATCTCAGCAAGATACCTATATGAACCAGCTTATGCAAAGTGACATAACGTCAAGAATAGAAGACGCTAAATCCAAAGTGGCAGCAGAGGGAATTCAGGGAGCAATAGATATATTGTACGACACCCTAAATTATCGCGACATGGAAATTCAGTCCAAGTGGCGCGGGTGGGACTCTACCTGGGCAATGAAGGGATTGGTGTCAAAAGAAACATTCAATGATCTTATCAATTCACAAAGAAATAGAGATGCAACTCGTTTTGATGGCGTAAATCAGTATATGGAGTCAACCTATAAGGGTCTATTCGAGGCGTCTAAGGGGAACAAGGGAGATATATCCAAGTGGGTTGATGGGTTCAGTAAACTTAATAAATTATACGAAGATTTCTTTTCGACGGTTCAAAGCGAACAGAACAAATTATCCGATCCGGGATTAGATTTTGAAAATTTTGGCGCAGCAAAATTAGTTGTTGACAATAATATTGAAAAAGCCTACCAAGAACTCCGGGTGCGAGAGAAGGGAGTTCAGGCTATATGCGACCAGGCGATATTAGATATTTCCGGAGGAAATGCTGATGTCGCTAATTGGGTAGCTAAGTCGGGAGGCCTACGAGATAGAATAGCAAAATCAATGTCAGATTTCAGAGAATACGCCAAAACCATTGATCCTTCCGATAGAGGAATTGCCTACAATAAATATATTATTGAGGAATATTTACCTCTTACAAAAGAGCTCAAAGAGGCCAATTTTGATGCTGGCAGAAATATCCCAATGAAACAATCTGCTTTGGATATGCTAATTGATTCTCCCGATGCCATAGCAAAGAGAAATGACTATATTGCGCAACGGGCAAGTGAGGCAGGAATTCCCGTAAATGCCTCTTTGGATGAAAAGCAAGCGGCTCTCATAAAACAATTCAATAATGAATGGGACGAAAAAGTTCTTGCCAATATTGATGTTGTTGGAAACAACCCTCTTGGTTCTACGGTAGAACCACAATTTGACGGAATGCAACAATGGGAGGCTAATACGCTGTTTATTGATCCAATTTTGGACGCCATGAAGCAACGGTCAATGGCAGAAGTAAACAATCCGGCGCCGCGCGAAGGCATAGACCCGGAATCAATTCCGGAAATACAAAAGTGGATTTCCCAAACAAAAACAAATCTCCAGCAGGCAAAATACGCATCCTGGCAATATGCCAAAAAAATGCGTGAATTTACTATGCTAGATTATTCCAAAAAAACCAATTATGACAACTTTTTGAACACAATATTTCCTTACCAATTTTGGTTTACGCACACTATGAGAAATTGGTTGATCCGTTCTATTGATAGACCAGCTTTGTACGCCACGTTTTTCCGATACAAGCAGATGCAACAGCGCCTAGAAAACACCGGGATTCCCGCTCGGCTTCAGGGAAAGATCGCCATTCCATTGGCCGGTTCTGGGTTGCCAGATTGGATGGGAGATTCTATCTATATTGATCCGATGAGTCAATTGTTTCCATTCACTGGTATACTGCAACCATTTACCAATAACGGATCAAATGCGTCAAATGTTCAATACGACACTATTGATCTTATAAAACAAGAACTGAAAGATGGAGTTATCAATCAATCTCAGTCTGACGACGCTATCAATAATAAAACCGGCAAAATATGGGAAGAGGCCTACACAAAAGCCTTTTCTCAATCAGATATGTCGAATCCAGTAACTATGGCTAGTATGATGATCCAGCCAGCAATGTGGCTACAGCAGCCAATTCAAGCCCTTCAGGGTAAGACCGACGAGATCGCGCAGACCCCGTTATCCAAAACATCAGCAAGTTTACAACATATTTCAGATAAAGCAGGATTACCAAGCGCCATAGGAGATGTATTGGGCGCCCCATCTTGGTTAGAAACGAACGCTCGTAAAGCAATGGGAATGTCACCAGCAGTAGCTAGGTATGGCCAATACGGAGATTATTATATTGAGCGCGAATTATCAAACATGGCATTCGACGGAACAATCTCCAAAGACGACGCGACTACAGCTATGATTCAGCACAGTGGGCCAGCATTTGATGCGGCAATGAAGAGAGTTGACGATGAAATTGATCTAAAGCAGCCCCTTGGAATGACCGCAGATGGTCTACAAGGATTAATTCAAGGAGAAGGTAGTATGGGGGGGGCCAGCGCTAGAATTTTTGGAACAATTTTTCCAGATGGTATTCTTCCTACTGGCGAACTAAAGTATTACGGATTGAGAGATCAATATTCAAAGGCGTGGGATCAATATAACGCTGGAGATAAAACTGCCCTCAATAAATTTTTCGAGGATCATCCGGAGTATGAAGTTAGGTCTGCTCTCAAAGAATCTGATCCTACAGTAAGATTGCAGCAGTATCTCATTGGGAATATTTGGGATAAATATATGAATTCCTCTGCTGCCAACAAAATTGCTATCAACAATGCCCTTGGTCAAGATTTTTCAGATTCTTTTCTTTCAAAATCTACCGCAGACTCATCGTCTATTCCTTTGGACAAGTTGGTTGCGTGGTCTAGGCAACTGAATCTAACGGTTCCAAAAACGGACGATACAAGTAAAGTTGAGATTCCGGCAGATGTGACCAAAGTACAACAATGGAGCGATAAAATTTCTCAGGTTTATCAGAATTTTACGACCGAAAGGGAAAAACTTTTTCCGAATTGGTATACCTATCAAACAGAATACATGGGGTTGAGCAAAACAGATCGCAAATCGTTCTTGAAAAAATTTCCAGAACTTCAAGATTATTACAATTGGAAAGATAAGTACGAAACCGCGCACCCGGAAGTGACCATAGTGCTGGCTTCCAAAGGCAACACTATTACCAACGGAACCGGATCGGCCAATGTAACTAGCAAATTTGATCCGGCTCTAACAAGTGAACTAAAGACATATTATTCAGACGGAACGCAAATGACCACAGGGGCCTGGCAATTATTATTCCAAGAGTGGCAAGATTCCGGTTCAAAATATGGAGACTTTACTACATGGATGAAAGACGACGTTCAGCCCGCCATTACAGGAGTTCCGTACAGTGACCCGTCTCTTATTTGGACGGATAAAAATTCTGCGGCGTATGATTCCTATAAAACAAAATTAGCCACAGCATTCCCGAACTATGCGACAGAAAATAAAGCATATTATGCACTCAGTTCTAGTGCAGAAAGGAAAACGTTTGTACAATCACATCCCGATCTAAAAGATGCCTGGGCCTGGAAAGATCAATATAAAATAGATCACCCAGAAGTAGTTGGTATATTGAACTACGTGTCTAAAACATACGGAAACTAATAATTACCTATTGACAAACCTTATACAAAGGTAGTACAATACAAAAGGAGAAATAAGTTATGCCAGAAACTGATGCAACCACTTCTAACCAACAGGTCGAGCAACCTGGAACAAATTCAACGCCGGAGATCAAACAGAATCCTGCTCAGGATAAAGTAGATACTTCTGCGTCTCAGGGTTTGGGAAACGGAGCGGAAAACACACATGTTTTGACAGAGCAAGAGATTTTGAAGTTAGCAGATAACCCATCTTTTCAAAAGTTAATCTCCGATCAGGCTAGCAAAATAGCGGAGTCGAAGGTGGCCGAGGGCCTGCGCAACATTCAGAGTCTTACGGACAAATCCGAAGCGCGTGTAAGAAAAGAAGTTGTCAAACAAGTAGCCTTGCTTCAGGCGGCCATGGGGACTGATCTAAGTCCAGAACAAAAGGCAAAAGTTGAACAGGTAACTCGTCAACAAGTAGTTGAGGAAATGGCCGGAGAAATAAACGGCGATGCACCCCAACAACAGCCCGAGCAACAGAATCCGCTCGCAGCCGATGTTCAGCGCCTGGTAACAAAATACGGCAATGTGGCTGTGTTTCAAGGAGACCCAGAGGCCGCTTTAGTAAAAACCAATGGCACTCCCGGGGAATACCTCGAAACTTTTGAGAAAGCCATCAAAGCAAAGATTGATCGCGTTTCCGGAAAGAAAACTCCTGAACCAAAAGATGAGGAAAAAAATCCTCAAGGATCAATGACAGCCAGCGCAAACAAAGGAACTGGAACTTTACCAGACCTGGGTTACGACGACCTGTTTGCTATGGCATACAAGAAAAAATAAGGAGTAATTCATGTCCTACACTTTGGCACAGATGTATCAAACTGCTACTCAGCCCCTAAAAAAGGGCGTGATTGACGTTTTTCGCAAGTCAAGTCCGATCATGGATCGCCTGTCCTTTGAAACTACTGGGACTCTCTCGATTGACTATGTTCGCACCAAGGTAATGCCGACGATCACCGCCCGCAATATCGGCGAAGCCTATACCGAATCCACTCTTCAATTCGAACCCATGAACGAGGAAGTTTGTTTGCTGGGTACTTATTCGGACACCCCAAAGGAATTGGCCGAAGCCACAAACAACCTCGTAAATGTACGGGCTGAGTTTACCAAACAAGCAACGAAATCAATGGCCTTCAAGTTCAACGATATGTTTATCAACGGTACCCCGGTCTCTGCTCCAAAAGAAATGGTTGGTATTCGTTATCGCTTAGCCAACGATCTCGCCGCTGCACAGAGTCTTAATGGAAGCAATCTGGATATTTCCCCAGACGCAACCTCATTGGCCGCAAACAGCAAAATTTTTGAATCGGCTATGTGGGAGGCAATGTATGCAGTGGAAGATCATAAGGCCGATGTAATTCTTTGCGGTTCTGCGGCTTATCTAGCCGCCCGTCGCGCATTCGTAAACTCCGGTTTACTGGCGACAACCAAAGACCAACTTGGCAGAACCTGGGAAACTTTCGGAGACGGCGGCCCGATCTTGATGGATATCGGAACAAAATCTGACCAAACCACCCAGATTCTAACGGGAGTAGAAAATGCCGACGGTATCACTCTGACCGGTGGCGCATGTGCCACCTACTACTTCTTGAAATTCGGTGAGGGTTTCTTGAAGGGTTTCCAGTTCAAAGACATCACCACGGACGACAAGGGTTTGCTTGAATCCGGCGTAGCGTATCGTACTATTCTCGATTGGGCAGTTGGGATGTATTTCGCCAACCCTCGCACTATGAGCAAACTGTACGGTATTCAGGTAAGCTAAAAGGAGAGTAACTATGCCCGCTGATAATAATTTGATTGTAAAAGCAAGTGGTGCTTTGACCACTACCACGACTGGTGCTGTAATCGACCTTGGCAGTCGGACTGTACAACCCCTGGAATTACGTTTGATAGTAACCAGTATTACCGGGACTCAGGGGACAATGGATGTACAGATTCAAGAGTGTGACACAAGCAATGGTACTTTTGTGGATATGGGTAACTTTCCACAAGTGACCACAAGCACAGGTGCGTGGTATAAAAAGAAAAGTCCTCGCCGCTACATCAAGTATGTAGCTACCCTGGCAGGAACCTCGCCTAACTTCACTTGTCAAATTGATGTAGTGGCTGCCGGCCGAGACATTCAATTCTAAAACATCAACATCAGATTGGGAGGGCTAAAAACCCTCCCTCTTACTAATAGGAACAGCATGACGACGGTTGCAGATATAATGCTTGATGTTGCCGAATTACTTGGTGGACTGGTGTCTGGAATTTCTACTGGTGGTTCTACAACGACCCTAGTTGACGCCTCTCGAAATGAGCCGATAGACTATTGGAGAAATGGAACCCTTTTTGTTCTTAGTGGAGCAAATAGTGGTCTCGCTTCCCCGATATTGTCATTTGAAGAAAACACATTCAAAGTCGCGACACAAACAAATGCAATTGTTTCCGGTTTGTTATACTCCGCTTTTCCATCAAAGTTTTCATATTCATCGATTTTTTCCGCAATTAGATCGGCGCTAAATGAAGTCGGGGATGTAGTGAGTAAAGACGACACTCTGGTTGTAGATTCAACCCAATACGAGTATACCCTCCCAAGTGGAGTAAGTAACGTATATCGAATCGAAGTTGGCACCACGTCTTCTGCACCTTATGATTTCTCTCCAAGTTATTATTGGTTTGAAAATGGCGGAATGATTGTATTCGATTCGAATAAGGCCCCATCAACCTCTGGAATGAAAATTCGAGTTTGGTACAGAACTCCGCATCCAGCCCCAACGTCTTATAGTAGCTCAATTGCTTCAGGAGTCAACCTTGATTGGCTGCGATGGGCCTCGGTAGTTGTTGTGTACCGAGACTATATTTCAAAAGTTGGTAATGATGATCCAATAGCAATACAGTTTCTGAATCAAGCTCTTGTCAAAGTAAAAGAGGTGCGCGATACCATGAAAAACGGCCACGATTATCTAAAATCCATCGATTCCAAGTTGAGTTCCTGGTAATGACAATTAGAGTGTCTCCTTACGAAAAAAATCCAACCCATCATATATCATTGTCTGATGGAGAAACAACTTTGGGGTTTATTATTACCAACGTCAAAGGTGAGTCTTCGCCGTTATCTATTTCAGCCGCAAGCACCATCAGGACAGCCGTAAAAACAACATCCGGAAATACAAAATATTCTGATTTTGAACAACCGTGGACACCAATTGCCCAGGAGGATTGGTCTGGGGGGCGCGGAAAAGAAGATTTTGACGACGACGTGACCAGATTTTTTGATTCAAAGAGAATAAATTCTTCTCTTGGAACACTTATGTTGGGGCCACAAGAACAATATGCTACGGGATACAAAAGCCAAGATTTTTATTTGCCCGGAAGCGTGACCTGGAAAAATATTTTATACGGAACTAAAACTCAATATATCGCATCTTATTTCACGGCCTCTGCCACATATACTGTTCAGCAAATACAATTGTATATTCGCCGCAGAGGTACCCCGGGAATGTTGACAATATCTCTTTGTTCCAACGGTGCATCGTTGACTCCAGGAACTGTGATCGCAAGCGCAACGGTGACTACTTCAAATATCACAGACACGTTATCTGAATTTTATAAATTGGCAATTTCTGCCAGTTTTGTTTTAGGAACAACATATTGGATAAAAATAACCGTTGATACCTCGGACGAAAACAATTATTGGCAGATTGGCGTTTCTAATACACAAAACGGTACGACGTTTTATTCTACTGACGCTTCAGTATGGAGTGTTTCTCCGTTTGATTTATATTATAGAGTTTCCGACAATACTGCTTCTCCTGCATATGTGAAATTTTTTCAGTATAAAAGGTCACAATACGTTGCTATTTCCGGAGATTCCGGAAGTCCAAAAATATATCGTAATGGAGACGTTGGCGTTGCAGACGCAAACACGGGCGCATTGTCTACTACGATAGACGCCACAAAAACATGGACGGCAAACAAATGGGTCGGGGCAATTCTGGTTTTAGTTGGGGGAACGGGATCAAATGAGTCTAAACCTTGGCGCAAAATAGTATCTAATACAGCCACTACGATCACAGTAGACTCTCCGTGGATTGTTACCCAAGACACTACAACGGAATATGCAATAGTGGGTACTAATTTATGGTCAGAATGGACTGGTCACGGCTTGACTGCTCCTGTAACGGACATTTTAGTCGTCAACAATTGGCTATATGTGGCCCAGGGAGACGCGGTCAATATGCGCAGAATTCGCTGGTATCAAAGTTCCGGGGCCTATACAGAAACTTTTGTGGCAGACGGAACTAACAAGGCTGTTTTTTTGACTACGGTTCGGGACGCCTCAGACGGATTGGTTATCTGGAAAGCCAATAACCTTGACTCGAATTCTCAAATATCTGTTGCGAAAGCTACCGTTGTAACCACGTGGGGAGACTTGACTTTTGGAACAGCCGTTCCGTTTGTTGACGATTATGGAAAAATAACCTCAATTCTTGAATACGGATCAACTAAATTGTTGTGGGTATTTCGAGAAGGGTCAGTCTTCAATATTACCAGCGGAAAACCGGATGAAATTCCTCTACGGGAAATGCACTCTGCGCAAACATGGCAGAATGGTCAAGCAACTCTAGTTCACGGAGTATATTTATATTTCAATCTGGGGTCTGGCCTGGAACGATATTACGATAGTCAATTGACTGATCTTGGCCCAAACAAAGACTCCGGAATGCCAGGTAATCGCCAAGGTATAATTTCATCAATGACAGGATACCCCGGTAAATTCTTCGTAAACATTGACGGAGGATCAAGTAATTATTCCTCGATATTATTGTACAACCTTCTTGGATATCACGAAATCTACCGATCTCCGTCTGCCGGCGAACGTATTTTATCCAGCCAAGTA